TGGGAATGCCAAACAGGGTCCAAGCTTCGACTGGTCCCAACGTCACCATGTTTTGAATGCTATGCCCTGAAGGGAAACTATACACGTTATCCAGCTATCAAAGCAGCTCAGTACAGGCGGCTTGACTCATTGTCTAACCCGTTATGGGTTCCAGCAATGGTTGCACAAATTAAAAAGATGAAGGTCTTCAGGTGGCACGATGCTGGCGACGTACAATCACACGAACACATGGCGAAAATTTTAGAAGTTGCAAGGTTAACGCCTGACACTAAGCACTGGATGCCAACACAAGAGCGGCCATACCTGCCGGACCCTGAAGCAGTACCAGCTAACATGATTATAAGACTATCAGGTGCCAAGGTTGACGGCGCAGCGCCTAAGGCGTGGGCCCATACTTCAACAGTCGTAACCGATGGATCCGAGACCTGCCCCTCAGGCAGCCAAGGCGGAAAATGTCTTGATTGCCGCGCTTGCTGGAATAAAGAGATTCCAAACATTAGTTATGGTAAACACTAGCATGGATTTTTTTAAAAACGGCGTTGGCTGGTGCGTACGACATAGAAATTCAAAGGACCCACAACCAGTTAGAAAATCTCAAGCCCCGATATTCAGGAAAAAAAAAGCTATAAGCGACAAGCGCCAAGCTGCAGTAGTTCCAAGTTCCAAGCGTCAGGCTCCAAGCTTGGCAAGTTCCAGGTAGCAGGCTTCAAGCCCCAGGCACCAGGCTTCAAGCTCCAAGCCGCAAGCATCAAGCTCCATGATCTGTGATCCTTTGTACATTGAATAAGTATTCAAGGCTCTCGGACCAAGGGCCTCTACTATGATAAAAGTATTTGTTGGATGCTTATAATGGAAGGCTATTTGGTGTGGACTGAATCGAACTTTCTTACCCTTTGTAACTTTTAATTCTATAGTGAAAAAGTGCCGATTATTATTGTAGACCAATACATCAGGAGTACCAAGTAAGCTGGAATTCTCCAGTCTATTAAACGAAAATTGATTCCAATTCTTCTTAAGTTTTTGATATAATTTAGCTTCTGGACCCATAGGTTTTTAAGGGTAACCCACGCATGCATTATGAGCCCATTTTAAGACTATCAGCAATGGTAAATTTTTTCTCTTGTTGAGTTTTTAAGACTAATCTGTGACCAGGTTGACCTATAATATTACTCTCATGTACTTCCATTTTTTTTATCTCTTCTAAAAAACCGTCTCGTTCAACAAAGATTTTTGCATGAGATAAAACATTACCTTGAGTGCCTTTTTTGGCTCCTTCAGTAAACTTAGACAAGAAATTTTGAAGATCGTGAACTAGCATTACTTATTTTTCTTTTGCAATTCTAATATCTGAACATACTCATTAAGTCTATCTATTTCTTTAGCTTGAGACAATTCAAAGTTTTTTAATTCTTTAATTGCCTTTGCAAAGTCTTCAATAATAGCCTTGCAACCTTTAAGTTGATTTTCTAATTGGATACATTTAGATTTATACTGCTGCATTTCATAGAGTTGTTTTCTATAATCATCTATAACAAAAGATAAGTCAGCTGGGCCTCTATCTTCTACTGGTTCATTCATATATTTTCTTTCATTTTCAAATGTTTTATCTTCATCTTTCATATTGACTTTATAGGATAGTTACCTTAAAATGTCAATATGGGAGTTCCAAAAAGATTAACTGAGATGCAGAAAAGGTTTGCAGAGTTCATAGTATTTGGTGGGCCTGATGGCCCGGTCTCTCAATCAGAAGCAGCTGAACTAGCTGGATATAGCAAAAATAGATGTAGACAAGAAGGATCAGAATTATTGAATCCTAGACTATCACCGTTGGTAGTACAATATGTAGGTGGACTCAAAGAAGAACGAATGAAGAAATTTGAAGTGACTTATGAAAACCACATATCAGAATTAGATAGAATTAAAAAGTTGGCTTTGAAGAAAGGAAGTTTTTCAAGTGCTGTAAATGCTGAAACGAACCGAGGCAAAGCAGCAGGGTTATATATAGACAGAAAAATAATAAAACATGGAAAACTAGAAGAATTATCAGAGGACCAGTTAGAAGCCAAAATGAAACAAATACTAGAAGATTACGCACCTCTTTTAAATGCTGACGTTGTGGAAGGTCAAGTGGAAGAGATAACTGATGAGCCATCTAGTGAAGTTTAGTCATTTTTAATACACAAGAAGTAGGGAACACAGATCTTTCAGAGAAAGTAATAGTTCCATCATCATCAATATCATAACCTGCAAATATTTTAACAGTGTCTTTGTCTTTACTAAAAAGATAGCCTTCACTTACAGGTGTTGCCAGCTTCATGTTGTTAAATTCTTTTTCGCTACCCCAACCTCCTTCCGTAACAATATCACACCAATCTATTTTATATCTACTATATGGAAACTTAACTTGTTGTTTTACAAGTTTAGGTTTAGCATAGGTGTTTAACTGTCTAGATTTCTTTTTAGGTTTGGTCATGGGTTCTGTATATATTAATCTTGCGACACCTAACAGTGGTATTTATTTTTATTTTTTTTAAATGGCGCTAAAAAATGACAGGGTGTCGAAATTAGTAAACAAATGATTACTATCACTCTATAAATCCCGTCATTACTCATTAATTTTCTTAAAATCTTCCAAAAAGGGGGTGTCGAAAGGGTGTCGAAAGGGTGTCGCAAGGGTGTCGCAAGTGTCGAAATTAGTAACCATTTGTTTACTATCTTGTACATATGTGTCGCAGTTTTGTGATAATTATTTAGAATTGTTCTAATGTACATATTTTTCGACACCCTTTCGACACCTTTTCGACACCCTTTTACGCCATTTCGACACCCTTGCGACACCCTAATTTTTACTTTCTTGCCTTAATCTTGCCTTGTTTTAAACTCATTTGCCTTAATTGTAACGTTTGCTTTTTCTTTCTCGTCAAATTTTAATTCATTGTACATATCTAATCTTTTTAAAAAAGCATGTTTCCATTTTCTTAATTGTAATCCCTCAACCTTAAACTCTTGATAGTATAGGTCCGGTGTACAAACCATAATGACACCTTGTTTGATGTGGCTACCATAGACATAGTCGTGGGCCATGGCGTATGCTGCAATTTGCATGTAATAATCTTCAATCCATTCTTCCCTCTTTGGACGGTTAGATTGCTTGAAGTCGACAACAGTTTCCATGCCATTGTGATTACAGATAAGGTCCGTGGCCCCTGCGTACAGGCCCGGATAGTGCAACATAACTTCACTACCGTAATATTCATCCACTGGTGCAAGACCCATCTCTATAATTTTATCAGCCATGGGCCGTGCTTCTTGACCTATGGGTGTTAAATCAATGATATTAGTTCCAAGAACATAGTGCTCTAGATACTTGTGCATGCAAGTCCCTCGACTTGACGCGTGGTCCTTGATCCGTGTTGCTTCCACCTCGCCTACTTTAGCCTTCCACTTTTTTATAAAATCTTGGTTCTTTGTAGCACCTAGTACAGTAGTCACTGAAGGTAATTTATATTGACCAATCTCATACATCCGGGTCCCTGATCCGGGGTCCGTGAGTTGTTTGCCTTGTATGTAGGTATAACGTTTACTGTGTTTGATCATCTGATTCTCTTTCTGTTATATTATTTAATTCTTCTATAATTTTTTTCGGATCTTTTTCCAAGTACAATGCACCTATAAGCAATCCTCTTAAATTATCGTTAAAGAGCCCTAGGCCCGTGTTACAGCCCTTACAAGTCCATCCTCTAAAGATAAGTGTTCCATGAATATGATCACGTTCTAGTTTATCAGTAGTCTTAAAACAACACTCACAAAAAAAAGGTTTAGGACCCGCAATTTTTTCTATTTGTTTGTGTTCTTTAACAAGTATGTTAGTGCATATTTTACAAACGCTTTGTAAATAATAAGCATTTATAGCATTTTGAGTACCTTTCTTTGAAAAAAACTCAGGTAATAACTTTTGTTTACAACTTGTACATTGTTTTAAATCGTCTTCTTTACCTACAATTTTAACATTGTCTCGGTAGTGAAAGGGTTTCAGTTCTCCGTTAAGGTGTGTTTGTCTTAATGACATAATTCTCCTTTTGATTTATATGTGGTAGCTGTTGGTTTAACGGTATAATGAAATAAGGAGCAAGAGATCCGAACCAACGTCGACATTGCTGTCGGGAACCTACCACCATCCCCTGAAATACTTCTCCGTCCTATTTTGTAATTATTTATTTTCATTTAATCTTGTGTTGCAGATTTTAATAATTTTTCTTGCAGTATTTCTTTCTGCTTACGTAAGTTATCTAATTCCTGGCTTAACCTTAGAATAGATTTACTTTGCAATAAACTGTTTTCCCTCCATTGTTTACGCTCTTTTTTTAATAGTTCTATATCAATCTTCATGTGGTTTTTTCCTATCATATATTTTTTTATTTGGTACGACTTGTGACTTAAATTTAGGTGTTCTAACTTGCTTAGCCACAGGATTAGAGCCAAAGATTCTATTCCAACCTTCATCATAAGCCTTGTTACTTGGCCTGGATTTACCATCCCAATTATCTGCCTTTACGTTTTTTGTTCCCATATTCCCCTCTTTTAGATCTGTCACCATATAACTTTTGCCATGACCAACTTGTTAAGTATGTAGAATAATGATATATTCTTTCGAGTAAATATTTTTTCATTATTTTTCTTTTCCAAACCATATGTTATCTCTAAATCTATCAAGTTCAATTACATTGTCATCTAAATCTTGTATATGAGGATCATAGTGATCAATAATTTGTTCTATTTTATGTAATTTAATAACTACATGAGGCCATAATGTTTTAGCCACAAACAAACAATCTTGATTACGACATCTCCAACGCCATTGGTTTTTAATTTTACGTAACTCACCGCACTCTAAAGTTTCATGAATTAATTCCATAACATTTCTATCTGCCATAGATATTTCCATTCTCCAAACTTTACCTACAATTACGGACTTGCTAGTTTTAATAGTGCCTTTAGCATCAAATATTCCTGCAATGTAAGTTATATCTAATTTAGTATTACTGTTCATTTTTTCCTTTCATTAAATGTTTTATTACCGTCGTATAAGGATTAGGAGTCAAATCCTTAGTGCAACTTACCAACATCACTTGCAGCAATATCATCATCAACATAAACGTCAACAATTTGGGACTCATCCACATAGATCTCTCCTTCCGAATCGCATGTATCACACTGCAAAATTATATGTTCTCTGCTAGTTTTATTTTCGTTCAGCTTTCCATTTTTTTGTATTTGGAATTTTTTGTAACCATTTCCATTACACTCAGAACAGATTGCTTTATGCCTACGCTTTTTTGAATTTGCCATTTAATTTTTTCGCTTTCTCATTTGCAATTGATTCTATGGTTTTACTAATTGATAATTTAGCATCCGGTAATAATATTTTGGATAGCGTTATCAATTTTTTATAAGTGTCATGTGTCAACGACACATTCCTATACTTAGTTATATCAGTCATGTTTTGTTTTACCTTTCATTTGTTTATAATGACTATATAGGATATTTTGTAGATATGTCAACAAATAAATCCTTGTATAGTCCCTCTTCCGTCATTTAAATACCACCCTTGAACATTAATGTTACTGTTATACGTAGAAACAGCCTCTCTGTACTTCTCTGAGAAAGAGAAACACTCATGTACGTTCATTTCAATTGGCAGTACCAATTTTTCTTTCACTAACTCACCATTAAATAATAATATTAATATTATTATTGTTTTAGTCACTTTTGTCCTCTGATGGGTCGTATGTTTTAGTTCCAAAGGCTAGTATTTTTTCTAAACCTCTCCCTGAAATATCTAATGTTGCATACTGTTTCCACTGCTTTTTAACTAAATTTAATTCTAACATTAAATTAGTCCACTGTTTTGCGCTTATGTTTTTACTTGTGATTGTTACTTTTTTCATTGTTTTTCTTTCTTTTTTTTATTTGCAACTTTTCTTGCTTTGTCTAAAGTTTTTGCTTTGTCTGGTATTTGGGATATAAATTTACAAACCATTCTTGCTTCTTTGTAATCAGCTGCAGCTATATATCTACCTTTAATTATCTCATGGTTTAAAAAACTAGCCATTTCTTTATTTGTAAAACTTTTTACTAAGTTTTTTTTATAGTCTATTATATACATTATTTCCTTCTTTCTATGTTAGTTGTTATGTATCTTATATAGGATATTAATGGATATTTGTCAACCCTTTCCTTGACCTTTATATTTTTTATTTTTGTTGTTTCTTTTCTCAGATTTTGATAGGGATTTTTTATGTTTTCCAGGCCTTTTCTTAGGTTTGTCACGGGGTGCGTGTTCGCCACCTGTTTTTTTAGCCATTATTTCCACTCCTTAACGTAAGGTGTACCACCATCGGTACGAGATTGCATGACAGGTAAGTAACTTATTTTACCATTAACATGTTGCTCTAGGTCTGCGCCACAACTCATACATCTATAAAAATCATGAGTAAGTCCAACTAACATTGTAATTTCTGTACACGTAGGGCATTCTCCTTTTACAACTTCAGGATGAAATTTTATATTTTTATTCATTATTTACCTATTTTTTTAAGAGCTTTAACATGAGCTTTTTTAAAACTATTACCTTTTTTCATATCTTTTTTCATTTGTTTCATATGTTTAGCACTATGGTGTTGGCTATGTTTTTCTAAAGTTTTTTTATTTGTTGTCATTTTTACCTTTTATTATTTTAATATTAATTTAACAATTGATTTCTCGCCCATATAAATTTCTGTTTCAGCCATCGATTTTAGGCAGTGATATTCTACATTAGAACTTGCTGAACGCATAGCAATTCTTTTACCTTTTAAACATTTAGACATAGATTCTTGTATTCTGTGCTCCTTAATTTCTCCTGCGACAATCATTAAAAGTGCTACAACAATCTCTGTCATTTAGTGGTCTCCATTACCATTGGCTCTAACCTTATCTTTTAATCTTTCTATATCTAATATTGCTTTTTCTAGTTGCTTATTAAGAAATTGTATATTAACCTTGTTCGTCATATTTTGTTCTTGAGTTATCTCTAATTTTTCAGTTGCTTTGTACAAACCTTCTATCAACATAAATTGTTCCTGATCGGTTGGTAACTGCTCACTTTTTTTAAGTAAATCTGCATTAAATAACTGTCTTGAAGTTTCTAAGCTAGTTAATCTAGCAGTAAGCTCAAAATATCCGTACACGCCCACAGCCACGGCCGCCATAATACTAACCATATTTTTGAGCGGCATGCCTATTGTAGTTTTATCTGATATTTTCATTTTTTCTTTTTTTCTTAGGTTTAGGCATAAATATACTATTCATCCAGTCAATATAGTGGTCTAGTATATCACATAATTTATATATAAATCTATCGATCATTTAAGTCTCATTTACCTCTGTACATGTAAATTTAGTAGATAATTTATTTTCATTAATTAACTTTTCTTCTTGTGAAAATATTAGTTTTTTAGATAATTCGTATGCAGCAATAGTACATTCTTTCCATGAATTATAGGATTGTTTAACCTCTGCTGGAGGTAAACATTGATTATCAATAAAAGAACATAAAAATATTACTAAAGTAAATTTCATCTTGGTGGGCCTCCAAATAAAGCTAGGATACAGATAGCCACGATTAATACAGCAGTAAATTTGTAATCCATATTTGGTTCCATAAAGGCACACTCCATATTAATTATTGTCTCCTGTTAATGTACTACGCATAATTAAAAAACTTTTAAAATCGTTTTCCATTTGTTTTATTTTTTCTTCCATTGTTTTAAGTTTATCGTTTGTAACAATTGTATTACCTTTGTTTTTTTCTATATTTAATAGTAAATGGCTTTGATTTTCTTGTATTCTAGCTATGTATCCAATTTGATTTTTTAAATGAGTATCATTTATGATAGTAATTTGATCTTTATTTTTATTAATAGTCTCTGTTAGACTTACAATATACTTAACGCCCGTAAACGTTCCAACTAAAATTGAGGCTATCACTGGCACGAGTACAAAGTTTTTCTTCAATAATTCTGCTATTGACATGACAAACACTCTTCCCCTTGATTTTTAGGATCATTACACTCACAAGGATCACAAGAACAAAGACCGTAAACGTCTGAGTGGAAGTCATCCAAGCAATGACATTCATGACCGCATTTTTTACATTCATTTTTAATCTTTTTTTCCATGTGTTTTTTCCTGAATTTCGTAAAAGAAGTTATCTGTGTCTTCTGTTTTCCATGCTCCGGTATCCTCTACATTCCATTCGTTAGTTTGAACTTTCCAGTCAGGAATATTATCCTTAACTGTAAATGAAGGCAGGTCCCATATACATCTGTTGTTTGGCTGAGCCGCATAGTTGCCATTATCTAACGCAATTATGTGAGCGCACTTATGTTCGTGCGGAATTTCTGAATGATCAGAATTTAGTATATTAGCATCTGGGTGTCCCCAGTCAACTGTAAATAAATATTTACCGTGATACCATTTCTTGTCTTTACCAATGTATTTGCCGGATGCGGCTGTTAAAATATCCCAACTAGTAATAGCAGGGTAATAAGAAAAACTATTCCACAATTGTAGTTCATCAAGTCTCTGTAATGGAACAGCTTCCGGTTGAAAACCACGTTGAATAAAAGCCGATATGGGTAAACGATAAAAGACTGCACCGTTTTCCATGATGGCATGGAATAAGATCGAACGACCTGTAAGTGATGTAATACCGAAGATGATACAGTCTTCAACTTCGCCATGATGTTTTTTAAGATCATATAAATACTCCCTTTTTATTTGTGAGTATTGTACAGGAATATTTGCATTTAAGTAAGCCATAATTTAAGCTACTATAACATAAATTTACTTTATTGAACCCCAATTTTTACCATGTTTGTAATTAACTTTATTGTTAACCTCTAAAGTAATAGCGTTTTCCATAGTTTCTTTTACAATTGTAGCTTGTTCCTCATTTTTTATAGATAAACAAAGCTCATCATGTATCTGTATCTGTGGTAAAATCCCTTGTTCATATAGATTTACCATAGCTTTTTTAGTCATGTCGGCTGCGGAACCTTGAATTAATCTATTTAAAGCTTTGTAAGTAAATGCAGGCTTATAGAAATCTGTAAAATGTTCATAAGTAGGATCAGCTACATAACCTTTGTTTAATCTATCATCTGTATAATATTTTTGTGCTACTTCTTTATCTAAAATATCTACTGAGTCATACCTATTAATACTATTGTTCCATTTCCTATCTCTAGTTTCCCATTTATTAAACCTACAGAACCTATCTTCCAAAGTATATAAAAGTTTATTTTCTTCAGCAAAATTTATTAAATCTATAGATAATTGTTTTACAAAAGGAACTTTAGCATGGTAATCAGCAAACAATTTATTTGCTTTAGGTCTATCTAAACCAAGTTCACTAGCTAATTTTATTTTACCCATACCATAAAAAAGTCCTAAGTTAATTGTCTTGGCCATGGTCCGTGATATGTGAGCCATGTCCGCAACGATCTGGTGAAAATCTGCATCCTCTTTATTAAATTCTTCTAGCAAGGTATCTGTTCCAGGCATCCCTAAGGCTAAGGCGTAGTGTACCACGATCCGTGGTTCCTGTTGACTGTAATCGAATGATCCCCATTCACAATCATCTTCAGGTAAAAATAGTTCTCTCATTTTTTTACCAATGAATCCTCTTGAAGGTATCTGTTGTAAGTTAGGATTACTCATTGAAAATCTACCAGTCACCGTTCCACCTTGGTCCGATCTAATTTGATTAATATCTGCATGTATTCTACCTTCATGTACAAACTCTAACAGTCCTTCGATAAAAGTATTCTGAGTCTTATCAAAGTTTCTTGCTTTAGCTATTAATCTTAAATATTTATTTTTATGACTTGATAAATAATCTTTAGGGAGTTGAGGTAAGCCTGCTTTAGTTTTTTTATAATCTGTAATCTTTTGATGATCTAACAAAGCTTTAATAGAAGATGCTGCCCACATTTCTATTTTTATACCTGTTCGTCTTTCAATGTAATTGATAATATTAGTTTTTGTCTCTCCTAAACGTTTACCAAATGCTCTAGCTTTTTCGACATCAATCTTAACGCCTTTAAACTTCATGTCAACTAAACAAGGAAATAATTTAGTTTCTAATTCAAATATTTTTCTACAAGTTTTTTCTTCTACTCTTCCATCGTCATGAGTTTTAGTGTATAGTACTTCATCCAATTTCTTATCAAATATGTTCCATAACTTTAAAGTTAAGTTTACATCTTGCTCTGCATAATCTTTTACTAAACTATAAGGTAATTTTTCCATATTAGTCATAGGGTCTTGTATAACTCCATCGGACCATGCCTTAACTTTATCTGTTAAATCATATTTATATTTAGTTTCATTTAAATAAACTTTACTAATTGCATCTAAAGAATATCTCATTCTTGTTTCATCAATTACAGATGCTGCAATCATAGTATCTAATAATTCACCTTGAGGCATCTCGCCGGTTGAGGATCTAATCCAACATACATCGTATATTGCATTATGGAATACTTTGCGTATGTCCTTGTTTTTAAAGAGTTTTTCGTTCAAGTAATCCCATGTTTCTTTAACAGGTAAGTTATCTGTCATGGCATGAGCTAAGGGAAAATAAAAAGTTTGTTTCTTAGTAGCGATTGCAATACCGGTTACAAAACCATCTTTTCTAACTGCACCTAAACCTTTTGTTTTTAAATTTGGATCAGAAGTTTCTAAATCAATAGCAACAATATCTATATCTGTTAAATCTAATTCCGATACTTGTGGAACAGTACACATTATTTATAATCCCTTTCTATTATCATTTCTAAGTAGTGAATTGCTTTTTCTACATCTTGTAACTTTCCTTTTGCTTTATGTCTACAAATATATTTAATTGCATTTCCTTCTGCAAAAAGTAATTTGTTTTTATTTATAAAGTCTGCTGGTTGAATCTCCATGTCTTTGTAATGGGATCCCCCTATTTGCTTTTGGTATACAGCCATATTTACCTAGTTCCTTTCCTGTTTCTTCGGTTGCTAATACCCAGATGTCAAAGATTGCTCTACTAAACATAGTATACTTCAATCTATATTGTACGTTCTCTGGCTCGGGTTTGTGTCGTGTCAATGTTAAATCTCCAATAACATTATCATAAGTCATTCCCTTTACTTTATGAATATTTCCAAGTTCAATTCTAATTTTAGAATCATAATCAAATCCGTTTCTTATTACATTTTTAATATATATCATTCTATCGTCATGTTGTTTCTCATCTTTGCCTTTACTTCTTTTTCTAATCAAATCAAAACTTGAATGTAAATGTTGTTTATCTTTTAATAAACCTTCTTTAATTAATTCATCAATAGTATAATCTTTGTTAATTTTAAAATTTCCCTCATCAAATGCAAATGTTCCTTTACCTCTAGGTATAGCTTTACTACCTAAATACTTCCAAAATTGTTTTATCTGCAATTTACTTTTAGGAAAGCCTTCATAAAATGATGCCCATTCATTATGACATCTTAATTCTTCTTTAGATACATGACCTGAATTTCCTACGTATGCAAATTCAAAACCATTTCGTTTTAAAAAATTTACTATTCTTAAATCAGTAGGTTTACCACGGTAACAGAATAAAAAGTTCTGATTAGTATTTTTCATTTTATCTAATAAAATAGATAAACTTTTAGAAGGTCTTAAATCATTGAGAGCATATTTATTTCCTTCAATTAAATCTCCGTGTTTACAACCTTCTGGTATTAAATTTCTTTTCCCATGATAGTCATCATCGTATGTTGCTGGATGCCATTTTCTTGTGTACTCGTATTCTATCCATATTGGGGCTATAATTTCTTTACAATAATCATTGACGGCTTTACTACATCTTTTACCTTGACCTAATTCTCTGTAGGGTTTAGCTGAAATTAGGTGAAAATAATGTGCGTCTGAACCTGCAAATTCAAATATAGTTTGATCAGGGTCTCCTACCATATAAAAATGTTCGTCCTTAACATTCTGTGCCATTTTGTTTATAGCTTCTAATTGAGGTTTATTACAATCTTGAGCTTCATCTACAATTAACATTTCTATGTCAAAAACATTATCTAATGAATTAAATTCATTAAGCATATCTGCAAAGTCATGTTGACGAGTATCTTTTTTATATTTAGTATAAACTTTGTTTAATTTGTCTAATTGCTTAAACTTATAAGGATTGTATTCACTTTTATCTGCACAAGTATCCCAATGATATTCTAATTTGTCAGATAAATTCTTACCATGTGCATGATTTATAAATTTAAAAAAAGGATGTTTACTGTAAGGATCCCCCTTAAATTTTGCTAATCTAAAACTCGATTCTTTTGCACATAATTTATTATAATCATCATTTTCTTTGTCATCAAAAACTTCTTTTCTCATAATTTTATTTCTACAAAAATGATGAATTGTACATATTCTATCTTCAAAATAATCTTTCTTTAAACCTTGTTCTTTAATTTCTTTCATTTGTAAAATTGCTTTAATAATTTGATTAGCAGCAGTATTGGTGTGAGATAGTAATATAATTTTATCTGTACCATATTTTAAAAATCCTTCTCTATATTTTTCTACTAAAAATTCATGTGTTTTTCCAGTTCCTGGAGGTCCCGCTACAAATCTAGGTGTCATAATTTTATTGTTCAAAATCTATACTCTCTATATTTTCTTTTTTAATTACTTCTTTATATTCCCCATCAATGATTAAGTCTTCCATATCTATTTCATAGTCATCAATCTTCCAAGACACACAAGATTTATATTGATCATCTTTTATTTTAACTTTACCTCTATTTTTTTTGGCTTTTAAAATTCTTTGAACCTGCATAACTAAATCTACTCTAGCAATTTTAATTCTTTTATCCGTTAAAAAATCTTCAAATGCATCTAAGTTAAACTCTAAACTTTTACTAATCATATCAAAGAAAGGTCTTTTATACTCAAGTAAATTAATCTTTTGATCGTAAGCATTCTCTTGTTTGATATAGTGTTTAAAGTATTTTTTAAATACCAAATCTTTATTAGCTTCCTCAACATAATATTTTGATTTAGTTCTACTTTCAAATTTTTGCAGCATAATTGTTTCAAACTCTACAACTGGCATTTTAGGAATCCAAACAGAACCTTGTGACATAACTGCGTCATAAAATAATTTTTGGTTCATTAAAGTTGGCCCAGGAATTATAATATTTTTTTCAATAACTTTACCTTCTAATTTACCTGTTACTTTAATTATGTATCTGTCTTGTCCATACTCTATAATGTCTCCTATGCACTGTTGTGCAATTTCTTTTCTATCAGAAGAACCACTATCTTTTGCGCCAACCCAATCAAACAAGTGTGCTATTGCTGGAGGTGTACACCCTATTAGTTCAGATAATTTAGGTATTCCAAATTTTCGTTTTGATTTTTTACCCGTAGTACCTTTAGATTTTCTTTCTTCACATTCATCATCATTAGAAGCCACTGCAATATTGTAAACAAACTCATCAATATCACTTACACTCCATTTAGTATGGCTTAATAATACTCCGGCAATAGCTGTACAATACTCATCCCTTGATCCTTTAGAGGCATACAAAATACAAAGCGCCGTAGACAATGCTATTTTTCTTAAATCTAAATCTAAGTCTCCAGGGTATTCTTTTATACCTTCATACTTTTCCCATCTTACATGTTCATGTACTTTACTATGTAAAGATCCGGGAACAATTGTATAGAAATTACTGCCACTTCTTATCTCACACAGTGTTGCACCATGTGGAAAATTTTTATAATATTTTTCTAATTCTTTTGGTAAAGAAAAAACAGTTTTATTTAACTGACCTTTAAACCAATAATGACTTGTTGGATTACTGGGTCTACCAGATATGGCTCCACAATATTTTATATACTTATTTACAAATCTTTTTGCTATAGAGTTATCTATATCTAAATCAACATCGTGATCTAATCTTAAAGCTATTTCACAACCCTTGTAAGAATTTTTCCATTCTTCTTTTGTTATTGAAAGGTCTTTACTACTCCACTTACTTATTTCAGGTAAACCTTTTTTACAAGGTATAATAATCCTATCTAGATCTAACCAGTTTTCATATGTGGACGGACCACTATTAAGTATTTCTTTATCAATCATATTTTTTTATGGGCGGGTTCACTCTCGCTTCGCCGCCCAATCCCTAGGAACTATAAATTGATTGTCTTTTTAGTTGCTTCTTGAGTTTCAGGTTTTGCTTGTACAGCACCTTTGCTAACTTTTTCAGCAAAGTTTTTTGCACTTTCATAAACCGATTTATCTTCAATAGGTCCAACTTTAGACACATCCCAACCAAACCATGTTCCTTTGTCATTTGACATCTGAGTGGTTTTTAGTTTGTAAATGTGGCTATATGTTGGCGGCGTAAACATACCATTTTTACCTTGAAGTTTAATACCCATCATCATTGAGTTCCATTTTCTACTAATTTTTAATTGAGTAGATTTCATAGAAATCAAAGCTGATTGAGGTGATTTACCCAAAACAACTACAAAATGATTTGCAGTGTTCTCTAAGTAGTTACCATTTGGAAGTCTATCTTTATAAGATTTATCCCTTGTTGTAGTACTTACGATATCACTTTCCGCATTATGGATTGCGACTGGTGCACCTTTACTGTCACCTCTATCTTGCCATTCTACATATTTTCTTTCGTAGAATACTGGCAACACATCGATCCCTTTAGCACCATCAAAAATTTCATTTGTGACAGTGTTTAAGATCATTCCAGGTTCTGCACCTTCGACATACTTACCATCTCTCTTATTAATTTCAGGAGATAGTTGTCCTAATACTTTCAGAAACGGTAATGCAAGATCATCTTGCATCATATTCTGAGAGCCTTTATCAGCATCAGCTTCAAACATGTTTGTTGCTAATGCGCCTGCTTCTTCTTTGTTTGCTACTTGGTTCATGGTTATTGTTTCCTTTTTATTGTTGTTTTATTTCCAACGAATACGTTGAAAAGTTCGGTAGGCAGTTCCTTACCCGCCTCAATACGCTCCCGAACTAGCGCTTTGAGAGTCATGGGCTCAACCTTCAACTTTTGTGTTGGTTGATACCCACGCTCTGATGCAAGGCTAGCATAATCCGCAGCCTTGTTATCTTCGTTACGCCCAAATGATACGGATATCTCATTTTTGATTATATCACCTAGGTTATTGTCTCGAAGCCATTGAAACGCAGCATCTTTATTTGCTATAGTTATGCTTGCGCTATAATTTGGTTTAACATCTACTGAAGAACCATCCATAAGTTTAAGATGAGATAAACCCATCTCAGCCATCATAGTTGGAATTACTTCCGCTGATAAATGTTCAAAATCTTTTTTCTTTTGTTTGAGAGCTTCTTCTTGTGTTTCTATTTCTTTTTGAAATGTATTTAATCGCTCTACTTGGTCAGCTAACGACTGAATGTTTTCAGTCTTACCCAACATTTTTGTTTGGTCGTCTTCAAAGTTAATATTACTCATCTATCTTTCCTCTTTCATATAAGTTAATCTCAATAGGATAATATTGTCTTTCTTGTTTATCCCATTTTAGTAAATTGTATTTACCATTTGTTGTGTCAGAAACTATAGAACACGCTACACCAATAATTGCAGGATCTCCAGTTAATAATAAATAATCTTCTGTTGTAAAATCTTTTAAAGCTTTTCTAAGTTTAAAAATTAATGGACCAGGAGAAAATATTATTTGTGAAAGTTCCGGTAATAAAAAAACAAACTCACCATATTTTGATGCGCCCATAATATTTATTTTAGGTCTACCCTCGGCAGTACCAGCAATCATTTGAATTACGTAAACTTTATTTTCTTTCATGATTGACAATATAGTTATCCATGATAAATTGTCAAGTAGAAAGAAGAAAAATTATGAACTATAAATTTAAAACAAAGCCTTACGATCATCAATTGACTGCATTAGAAAAGTCATGGAATAAAGAAACGTATGCCTACTTCATGGAAATGGGGACAGGTAAAACAAAAGTATTAATCGACAATTTAGCTATGCTTTACGACAAAGGTAAAGTTAATGGTGCTTTAATTATTGCACCTAAAGGAGTTGTAGGTACTTGGTATAGTAATGAGTTACCAACACATTTACCTGATCACATAGAAAATGTGACCGTATTATGGCAAGCAAATATAAATAAAAAACAACAAGATTCTTTAGACACTTTGTTTTCTGAAGGAGAAGGTCTTCATATTATAATAATGAATGTTGAAGCTTTCAGTACAGATAAAGGTAAAGAATTTGCATCTAAATTTTTATCTTGTCATGAAACTTTAATGGTTATTGATGAGTCTACAACTATTAAAAATCCTAGTGCTAAAAGAACTAAAAGTATTCTTTCTCTTGCTAAAGAAGCTAAGTACAGAAGAATAATGACCGGTTCTCCAGTTACTAAAAATCCATTAGATTTATTTAGTCAATGTTATTTTTTAGACCCGTTTCATTTAGACTTTAGTTCTTATTATGCTTTTAGAAATAGATATGCAGAAATGAAAACATTGCATATGCATGGAAGATCTATTCAAGTCGTTGATAGTTATAAAAATTTAGATGAGTTAGCTGTTCAGTTAAAAACATTTTCTTACAGAGTATTAAAAGACGATTGTTTAGATTTACCAGATAAAATATTTATTAAACGTCAAATATCTTTAACTCCAGATCAACGTAAACTTTATGATCAAATGAAAAAACAAGCTTTAGCTATTCTTGAAGGTAAAGTGTCTAGTACACAGAATGCACTAACTCAATTAATGAGATTACAACAAATAACTTGTGGTCATTTTACTGACGATAATGGTAGCACTCAACCTGTAGCTAATAATAGAATTACTGAACTTATGGACATTTTAGAAGATGTTGATGGTAAAGCAATTATATGGGCTCATTATCAATATGATATTAAAAACATAATTAAAGAAGTAGAAAAGGTCTATGGTCCGGGATCCGTGGTTGACTATTATGGATTAACGCCAAAAGAAGTAAGGCAAGACCATATTAAATCTTTTCAAGGCGACCCTAAGTGTCGATTTTTTATCGGAACCCCTGCTACGGGCGGATATGGGATAACTTTAACAGCTGCAAATACAGTTATCTACTATTCTAACGGATATGATCTCGAAAAAAGATTACAATCAGAAGACAGAGCACACAGGCTCGGGCAGAAAAAACCAGTACTTTACATTGACATAAATGCTGAGGACACGGTTGATGAAAAAATCGTGAAAGCTCTACGGAAAAAAATAAACATAGCATCAGAAGTTTTAGGTGAAGAACTGAGATCATGGATATAGTAGGATATACGCGTGAAGCGCGCTGTAATTTTGTTTTAGGAAATGTCTTGGAGTCCTGTTTCTCGATTTAAAAACTTGTATTCTATTTTTGTAATTTCGAAATCTTCTTTAATTTTGTTACATATGTTTTCTACATCTAGTTCCCCACAACTGTAAACATCAAACTGCATTAATGCAGGATTAACTTCGTCCCATATGTGCATAGCGATGTGTGAGGTTTCAATGATTGCAACTGCTGTGATTCCACGGTTGCCGGGCATCTCACAATACTTAACATAAGGGCCCATAAATATTTTCATATTAATTGATTTTATAAATTCTTCAAACCATTCTTTTAATTTTTTTTCATCTGTGGGAGCGCGCATTGCTTCTGCACGAATAATAAGATGTTTATGTACTAATAAATTATTTAACATAACGGTCAGTTGATAGACCTAGGATCTGTTTGTATTCCGTTTTTCCTAAAGCGTTTTTAGTCGCCATTAGATATTCCTTACGGTTAGAGTTAATTTCTTTTGTGTAGGATACATGGACCCAGCCACTGTTGGGTTCGCCGGGAGTGTGGTACTCGAGGATTAATTGATCAAACATTAGGTTTTCTTTGATCCAATCCGCTAATTCATTGTTGGCAACACCAAATATTTCTAGGTCGGCCGCCTCACCTTTGCAGTGTTGACTGTTGATTGAGCTACCTATCTTTTGTGACAAGATTGGGTCTCTAAATCCGCTGGAAATGCTAACTACCTGGTTGAAATGGTCTCTAACGGGCTGTAGGACCCTCTCACAGAGCAATCGTAGATTTTCGGTCTGATCGTCCGTAGGGTTGTTGTTAAGGCCCATCCTGGTAGCTGTCTGTGACTTACAAAGTTCAGCTTTGCTGAAATTCTTACTCAGTTTCATGACTCTCCTATTTTATGATTAACATGTAGATCATACCAGCCATACCGGTGATCAAGGCTCCAACAGATGTGAGTAAAATCGTTTCGATTCTATCGATCTGTTTCTCTATTGATTTAATCTTGTCATGAGTTTGTTTCTGCATAATTCTACATAACTTCTCATGTGATTCTATTTTTGTTAGTGCAATATTTTTAGCCATTAACTTCTTCCTGCAATTACTTTTTCAGTGGGTGATAATAACGCCGTCTCTGTCCCTGTCAAGTTAGTTTGTGGGTTTTTTTGTTGGTTATTTTGTGACATTTTAGCAGGTTGTGGTGTAGGATCCAAAGGTTTAGTTTGTATTTTACTTTCAAATTGTCTACCCGGTAATGCCTTATCGATTAAGTTTTTACCACGTTGAATTATACCTGGTCCTTCTGAAAAAGGTTGACCTGGAACCAGTTTATCTAAAATAGAAGCACCAAAGAAACCTTTTGTATTAGGGTTTTCTTTAGCATCATTAGCTTTAGTGTCTGTTTTACCTTCAGGATCTAAAAGTTTATTTTTGTAAGCTCTTTGTAAAGATTTTAATTCTGACTTAGGATATAAGTAATCCTCATTAACAAAGTAATTTAATTTTTTATTCTCAAAACTTTGCTCTTCCGTCATTCTCTCCACAGCTTTAATTTTCTTTTCAAATCGTGGTTCAGAGAAAGTAACAGGAGTAAACTCACCCTTCATTAAATTTCTAACCATCTGTCTTCCCATTCTTTGGTCTTTTAATTTCTTTTTAATGTCTGAATCATCTAGTCCAATGGTCCTTGCATCTTGTATCATTTGATAGAAACCTTGTTGAAGTATTAAAGCTTCTTGTTGCATCTGATCAAACTCCCCTAAAATAACTTTAGGTCCTCTAGTTTGGTAACCTTCAGGAGAATATATTTTTTCTGTATCATCTACAGCTCTCATTCCCCTGTTAAAAGCTCCAGTTTTAAATTCCATAGATTTTAAAATATCAATGTTAATAATTCTAACTCCCGACATCAATGCTGTTAGTTCCTGTTTTAAATTAACTCTTTGTCCACCCCTAGTTAAATCACCTGAGATTCCTTTATAAAGTTTTTGTCCTGTAGACACTGCACCAGGTTCGACTGCATTCATTAGATGCATAAATGATTTCTGCATCTTGTCTCCAATGTCATCAGACTCTGAATAAATCCTAACTCCTTCAGCTGTTCTTCCACCTCTACCTCCAAGTAAAATTCCACCAGGTTGTACATCAAGCAATGCCTCTAGTCCTAATTGTTCTGACATAAATGGTGATAACATTTCCATTAGAGGTCCGTCTTTAGCTAACATCATTTCCATTATAAAAGTTTCTGTATCTTGAGGACTTAAATTTTGTTCTTGTGCTTTCTGCATTACTGCAGTGAAAGGTTTTTGTAAAAAATCATAAGGACTAAAGTAAGAGAAGTTAAATGCTTTTGCTTTACCATCTTTAAATGCAGTGAAGGCTACTAAATTTGCATTCCTATCCCAGTCCGCACCAAATGATCTTTTGTAAGCATCCCATTGAGCTTCTGATGTACCTGTTAAAGCTTGACTTAATGCAGTTACACCGGCTCCTGTACCATAAAAAGCCATTGTAGTTCCAAGCATTGCTTTCATTCCTACTGCTCTAATTCTAGGATCAGGATGAGACATTTGTTTTAAATTGAAATCCATGATCCGTGTTGCAGTACGCACGATCTCTGCTGGAAAGGCTACGAAGTTAGCGATTGGTAACTTTCTAATTGATTGAATAATTGGAGGTACTTTACTGTATGTAGGGTAAACGTTTCTAATTTCATGAGCTGATATTTGATCTAGGACATCATCTAAAGTTCTTTTAGCTCCTGTTAATGGATCAATTGCTTTCAATCCTTTAAGCCCCATGTAATCAGCGTAAGCTAAAGCCTTTTCTATTGTAGGTAAGATAGGTGTCATTTGTGACTTAACATATTGTCTACCGTATATTTTCCATCCACTATCTCCACCCGCATAAAGTTTTGTTGCATTTTTAACTAATGCTTTTTTTGTGAATGCTTCAAACAATTCATCTAATGTATTAACCGCTCCACCTTTGATATCATTTAATACTGCACCTAGTTCAGATGAGATAATGTTTTCATCCATAGTCCCTAATTCAATTTCTTTTTCTATAAATCTAAATAAATCTTTTTGATTTATTTTACCTTTAGGAAATATATCTTCTAGTACTATTCTAAATGAATCTGTAACACTAGAATTGCCACCAATGTGTCCTCTAGCAAAAGGAAAAAACCCAGCTGAATAAACATTACGTACTTGTGTATTAGGTGAGAATACTGTCTTACCCATTTGAGTTAATACTTTAAATTGTAATAAGTGTCTGTACATCGAAGCTTTAATTAACTTATCTAGTACTCCCCCTGTATTAGCTAAGCCTTCTACTAATTCTTTTGAACCATATTTACCTTGTATAGTGCTACTCATAACACCTAGTCCAGGTATCTTAGTTATTCTTTGAGCTCCTGGACCTATCTTAGATATAGCTAGAGCTTCATTATCTACTATCTGTCCTGATTGTTTAAGAATTTTATATAATTCATCAAAAGATCTTTTAGTATAAACTTGTCCCATCATTTCAGCATTGGTTGTCAACACTGAACTTCTTAAACTATTAGTTTCTCCTAGTAATTTTTTAATAGCATCAGGTAAATCTTCTCCTCGTTTTAAAAATTTGTAATCATCATTTCTTAAAAATCTAGTTCCTATTTTTCTTAACGCATCAATAGGATCCATCTTCTCTGTTCTCCCTGTATATAAAATATCATCAACTATAGTTCTAGCATATTCTTTTTGACCATTAGCAACAGACATATTAGGGTAAGTTTCTTTAGCAGCTATTCTAAAATCTTTGTTCCCTGGGATTACTTTTTTTAAAATATAATCTATAGCATCATTTTTTTCTTTAACTAAAGGTTGATACATAGGATTTTCAAAAATAGAGAAAGAAGCTCTCATATATTTGTTTCCTTTATTTAATAAATCTTTTCTAAAGTCTGCAAACTTTTCACTCTTAGGCAGCATCTCTCCATAAACTTTTCTTAACTCATCTAAATTGTCATTAATTTGTTTAGCTGAAAAATGATATTCTTTTGGAAGAGTAGATAGTTCTCTCTGACCTTTTAAATATTCAAGTACTCTATCTAGTTCATAAGTTTTTCCCACTGGAGAAGTTATTCCTTTATTATAATTGGTTTGAAAACCTTGAGCTAATTTATAATAACTTTTCTCTAAACTTTCTAAAGCACCATTCATTGTTCTAGCTTTACTTTTAATTTTATTTTTTAAACTTTCTCCTAATAAACCCATTTCAACAGTGTTGTCTGTAAAGGATCTAAAAGTAGATAAAAAATCATCAAAACCTTTAGCACCTGCTAATGTTTTATTTGGATTAGTTTTAGTTAACATTCTCCACTCACTGAATGGAGGTAGTTGTCTTTGTACTTTCAAAGGATTTTGTCTTGTTGCTATACCAATTACTAAAGGAGCTATTACATCTTTACCTAAAAATACTGGAGTTTTTCTTATGACTTCGGCAAGAGGTTTAGCTAGATAGCTTACTGGAGGTTTAGAACTAACCCAAGCTATACCTTCCATTCCTTTACCTACTCCTTTAAGGCCAAATTTAGCAGTTGGTTTAACTCCAAATTTATAAGCTTGTTGTAATACTTTAGCTCCTAATGGGAATCCTCCACCAAGTAGTGTACCTTCTTTGGCAAATTTAAATTTGTTTCTAAATGTTGCTAAAGCTAATTCTTTACCTGTCAAACCTTCAGTAGACTCAGGTTTATTAATTCTACCTGATTCAATATCTGTAAAAGGAATTTTATAATTTATTCCATAATCCATATCTGGTTGAGACCCGGATTTAACCATTGTTTCTGCTACGGCAAATGTCAAAGCACCTCCACCCATTCTTTGTGCAATTTTAGATGCTTTACTAGTACCCATAAACCGTTGTAAGTTTTGTATTTGTTTAAAAGACTTAGCTCCTTTAAGAACTTTAGTTGAAATACCTATAGGTACTGCATACTCTGTCATCAATTCTGCAATTCCACCAGGTAAAGTTTCTGCTTCACCTAAAGGATCTGTCATTTCATTCATCTTCTTATTAAATTTAGTTTGAAAATCTGTATCGAAAACGTAATCGATAGGAGTTAGAACAAATTCACTAGCTGCCTGTACAAAATTAGGACCTCCTCGTAGTATAGCTTTAGCTATGTCACTATAACCTTCTACATACTTTCTTTTTTTGCCCTTAATTATTTTTTCGTTTCTAGGTCCTTCTCTTCTATCTTTTAAAGAAGCTACTTCATCCATATAACTTTTAATCATTGCAGGTGTTTGAGTTGCATCCCCTGATAAAGTCATTGCTAATTTAGCTAAACCTTCTTTAGTATATTTTGTAGGAAGTCTTTGTTCCTCATAAGTTTTACTGATTGCTAGATTAAAAGCTTCTTCGAAATCGTTTTCAGTTTCTAATTTATTAGAAGGGACTCTTTTAGGTACAACGATAACGGGTTCTTTTTCTAAATATTTATCGTTAAGTATTTTATCTACTTCATAACGAGTCTCATCACCTTTAGTGATGTCTTCTTGACCTATTTTATCAAAGATATTTTTTTTAAGATCTCCTAAGAGAGTTCTTTTTTCGTCGGCCATGTTATGCTCCTGACGGTAATGCTAGATTTACTCCGTACTTCATATTGAATTGATCAACATCCGTTTGTGTTTGAATTTCTGCAAAGTCTACTAAGGCTGCAGTACTCTCAGCTAAAATAACTATAATATCATCTGTAATTTCTGCAGGTAATCTTTGTCTTAGCTCTTCATAACTAAGCCCTGATCCGGGTTCCGTGATGGGTTCTTCCATAGTCTCTGATGCCATAGCCATGCCTCCTGGACCTGCTACTTCTTCAGTCATTGTTTCTTCCATCATTCCACCTTCAGCTCTACCTAAACGTTTATTAATTTTATCTTGTTTAAGCATTTCAAAATATCTTCTTTTAGTTTCTTGTGCTAAGTAGCCTTTGTTTTCCATAGCATACTCACCTTCAATAACAATTTCTTCTTGACCTTGTTCATTAGTAATAGTTATTTCTTTAGGACTCAGTTTTACTTCTTTAGCTAGTAAAGAAAACGTATCTTCTAAACGCTCTTTGTTTTCATAAATGTTTTTTATATCTTCATCTGGACCAGAGTATGAGTCTAAAGCTAACATAATTTTTGCAATTTCTAAGTCGTATACATTTTGCCCTTGTTCTTTTATAATTGTATCTTTGTCTGCTACTGCTTTAAATAATTGATCCAATGCTTTTTGACCTGCTTGAGTATACTGTGTTCTAGCTAAAGCACTTGAACCCCCTTCTGAACTTAACATATCAGATTTAGCAGTCATGATTGCTTTATACATATCATTGTACTCATCACGTTCAGTACCTTCTTGTGCATATCTTGCTGCTTGCATTGTTTTAAAAGGTTCTTTAGCTGATGTAGCTGCTGTTTGGAAAATGTTTCCTGTTGGTGATCTTGATATTAAATCTAAACCAAAGTTAATTAAAAAATCACTAGTAGATCTATCGGGAGCTGCTTCCGGTTGGTTAGCTCTATAGTCTTCAATGTCTTGTGCTGTAGGTATTACATCTTGTAAACCTGCGTAGCTTCCTGGTCCATCTACTAATCCTCTTTTAGGAGTTGAGACTTCTCCACCTCTTCTAAACATAGGTCTATTTAAAGTTCTTCTCATGATTACGGATTTTTTCTTGGATTAAATATACCACCAAGTACAGAAGCTGTACCCAACGCTGTCTGCAACGGAGTTGGATTAGGTGTAACTTGTGATTGATATTGATTACCCATTCCAGAAATAAGACCCATGACTCCTGAACCATATTGACCCATTCTTTCGTAAGGTTCCATAGCTCTTAATCTATTTCCTTCTTGAGTCGCTGTAAGTCCTGCTTGAGTTTGTGCTTGTTGTAGCCCGCCCAATAGACCCAACTGATTTACGTCTGCAGTTTGTTGTTGCTGAATTTGTTGTCCTAAATTTCTTTGTTGACCAAAAGCTGTGTTAGCTTGAGTTTGAGCTTGCCCAAATCCTTGTTGTAACATACCCGATTGTAGTAAGGCTCTGTTCATATCTGAATCTTGTTGGTATTCTGCTCTTTGTACTCCTTCTCTACCGCCCCCTAAGTTACCAGACATCGCAGCTTGTTGTCCTATGTTAGCCATACCTTTAGCTGCTTGCTTATCGAATTGAGATAGAGATGCATCAATTACATCTTGTTGATAAGGTGACATAAAACTTTGATAACCTTGTGGCCCTGAATAAGCATCAGCTTGTGTTGTGTAAGGTTGGTAAGATCCGATACCTGATGAAGTTAAATTGTAAGCTTGTTGTTGCATTGCATCTTGTGCTGCAACTTGTGGAGCGTACATGTCCGTGTTCAGTGGTACAGATGTTAAACCTGCTAATTGTGTTCCATAATCTTTACCTAAATCTTGTATGTATTGTGCTGGTAAATTTGTTATTGTTGACTGTGCCATAATTTAATCCTTAGTTAATCCCATTCGTTGATGTGCTCGGTGATATTTTGTTACATCACTTTTATAAGTTTTCTTACCTAAACTACCTTTTACAGGAGCAGTCTTACGTTTCTCATAAACAACTCCACTTCTTGTCTTCCCTTTTTCTGTTGCTGGGTTACTACTTTTAAAATTTTTATCAGGTGTTTTTTGAATTCTTTTTAATGTATTTTTTAATTTAAAATCTGATTTTTTTTTAGGAACTTTTTTTCCCAATAAACCAAGTCCTCTTTTAGCTATTCCAACTACCATTATACTACCTCGCTTAATCGTTCAGACACATCAAGCATTTCCATACCTTCAGGTCTTCCCTGTTGTTCTAATTGTTTCATGATACCTTGCAATCTTTCAGCACCTTTGTCAACGTCTCCATCGCCTGCACCTCTTACAGCATCAGCTGTGAATACAAATTCATTAACACTTAGTCTTGCTGGTACGTCATCTTTTTTTTCGTACTCTCCGATAGGTACAAACCCACCTTCTTCTCTGTAATCTTTTTCCATACCATTCATGTCAAGCATCTCTTCGCCTTCTTCCATAACAGTACCCATCTCGCCTGAAGATCCACCTTCAGCATAACCCATAGACATATCTGCACTCATATTTGGAACTTGCATTTTTACTGCTTGTTCCATTTCTTCTTTACCCATTCCTTGAGCTTGCATACCTTCAACCATCATTCTAATTTGCTCCATCATATTTGGATCCATCATTTGTTTTCCGTAGTCGGGTATACCCATTTGAGAAATACCACCGCTCGCTAAGTTAGCTGTTGCGATTGGTGTTGTTTCTGTATTACCATAAACTTGAGCCATTTCTAATGGTGACTTTTCTCTTGTTTCAACTTTAGGTAAAAATCTTAAACCTGCAGCCATACCTTGTTCTTGATTTAATAAATTAGAAGCCTTAGCTATATTTTGAATTCCTATACCTGATCCGTAATCTATATTACCTTCTGCGTCAGGTGGATTTAATTGGTCAGAAAATAATCCTGCAACTGCACCACCGATTACAGGTAAACCTTTTTTAAGCATATCATCACTCAACATAAAATCACCTATATTTCCAAATATTGATTTATCTTTTGAAATAGTTTTAGAATTACTTGTGCTTTCAGGTTTTGTGGGATCATAATTTGGATTATTTGTATTTTTGCTAGTTAAAAAATCAAAAGCTTTTCCTATGTATCCTGTACTATCATATTTTTTTGTTGGAATAATATCAATATAGTTAGCAGCAATTGCAGCTGTTGCTGCGGCCAATGCTTTATTATCTTTAATAGGATCCATAATTTTTTCCTGGAACCATGAACCGATTCCATATTGTTTTCTACCATCAAGACCCATGATACCACCGTAGGCTGCAGGCATTCTACCTGGAAGTTGACCCATCTGTGGTTGCATCATACCTTGAGGCATTTGAGGTTGTCCCATCTGTGGTTGAGGCATTTGAGGTTGTCCCATCTGTGGTTGCATCATACCTTGTTGCTGTTGCTGTTGCATCATAGCTTGTTGTT